AGTCAAGTGAGACACCCGGTGTGCTCAACCCGCGCGGAGCGTACGGGATCGCCTCATGGAACGGGCCGCGCCAGAAGGCGCTTGCGGACTTTGCGATAAAGAAGGTTGAGAGCCCCGGCCTGCTGAACACGCAGCTCGACTTCGTGCTGACCGAGTGTGCGAACTCTTACCCCGGGGTGTGGCACGCAATCCAGACGTATACGAGCTACCAGAGCTTCATACCCGTCTTCGTGAACAACTACGAGATACCTGCCGACAAACCAAAAGAAATCGCCGCGGCGCTCGCCTACGCTGACGAGTGGTATCCGCTGGTCACTGCTCCCGCTGCTCCCGCCGCGCCGCCCGTCGTTACGCCTACGCCTGTCCCCACCGTCCCCATAGGAGTTGGACCAATGGACGCCGCCCTGCTTGCGCAGCTTGCGCCGATCATCGAAGCCCTTGCCGCGGGCTTGTTCCGCGCGCTCATCTCTCAGCTCTCCGCCGCTCCAGGTGCTGCGTCGGCAGGGGCGCCGGTTGTTGCGGCTCCCCCCGCGCAGCCGGCGCTTGATTTAGGCGCGCTCGCCAATGCGCTCGTGCCGATGCTCACGTCGCAGCTCAGCTCGATCCTGCCCAACCTGATCGCTGCTGAAGTGGCGAAGCTTAACCTCGGACCCAAGCCATGAACTCGGAACAGTGGACCTCGCTTATCCGAACTGTGCTGAGCATCGTGCTCGGTCCTGCGTCCTACATCGTCGCGAAGGGTATCTTGACCCCCGAGCAGGCGAATCAGCTTATTCCGGCGATTGTTCCTCTCGTCATGGTGGTTGGCGCAGCGGCGATCGGCAAGTGGGGCATCGGCTCCCATTCCGCCCCTGCCGTTGTCGCCGCGGTGAACAGCGATAGCGTACCGGGCGTAAAAGTGGTATCAGCAGCTTCGCCAAGTCCGGCAGTTACGGTGACGGATACTGGTGCGGTTAAGACGATGTCGGAGACTGGAAAGGTGTGATGGCTCTTTACGTCGAGTTCATTCCCGACCCCGACACGAGAGCGTTGCTTCACTCGATAGCGACGTCACTGGCCTCTTTGGCCAAAACACAGGAGAGAATGATGGCTGCGATTGATGATCTAAATGCTGCGATTGCTACGCTCTCAGCGGACCTTTCGGGCTTCGCTACGGACTTTGCCGCAGCGGTTGCCGCGCTTCAGGCGGCGGTTTCGAGTGGCAGCGATGCGGCGCTCCAGGCGGCGACGGCTAAGCTTTTGGACTTGCACAGCCAGATTGCTGGCCTTGACGCGACTGCTAAGGGCCTTGTCCCGCCGCCTCCGCCAGCTCCGTAAATGGAACTGCTGCTCCTAGTCCTAGTGCTCGTCCTCCTGTTTGGGGGCGGGTACTGGGGCTATAATTCCTACGGCCCCCAGGGCGGCATAGGGATAGTCGGCATTGTCCTAATTATTATTGTGATCTACATCGTATTTGGCGGTGGCTTCCCGCACTACCGATGAACGGCGGCGGCGACAGCTTGCTCGCGCAACTGCTCGCTGCTGTTGTCACGATCCTGTCCGCCATTGGCGGCTATATCAGCTCTCAAGTGCTGGGGCACTCTCGCGAGCTAGCCACGCTGCGGCAGAACCTATCGGACCTTAGAGAGACTATAGCGCGGCTGCATACCGAAGCGATGGGCCGACACGGGGAGGTGGTTCGCCGCCTTGAAAGCATAGAGCACGGATTGGCGAGCTTGTCGCTTAAAGTAGAAGCTATCCATGTGCGTTTGGGCGTCGTTGACGAGCATCTAAAATAGCCGTATTAAATCACACCACGACTTGTGGCCGTTAGTCACTCACCGAGTTGCGACCGTTAGCCGCAGGAGAAAGCGAAAATGGCAAACCCGAAGGACGTTGATGATGAAGAAATCAAGCTTCCCGATGAAGAAGAAGGGACAGATGCCGGACTCGATGACGACGAAGGCGGGGATGAAGCCGAAGCAGGGCAAGAACCTGAAACAGCTGAAGCCGAAGAAGGGCTAGAGGACGAGCCTCCGCAACGCTCGCGCGCAACGCGGGCGGTTCAGGAGGCGAAGCGAACAGCGCGAGAGGCGGCAGCGCGGGCTCAGGCGTTAGAGGCTGAGGTAGCTCAGCTTCGCGCAGAGCGGGCGGCAAGAGAAGCCGCAGCGGCGCAGCCTAAGGAAGAGACACCGGAGCAGGAAGCTCAAAAGCTTGCTTCGATGACGATAGAAGAGAGGCTCGATTATAGGCTCGCGAAGTCTGAAGCACGGCACGCGCGCGAGATCGGCCTAGCGAATTTCAGGTCCGCGGACATGGCGGACAGGGCAACATACGAGGCGAAGGCGTCCAGTGATCCACGGCGCAAGCGACTTGCTAACGAGGTTGAGCAGCTGCTCACGTCAGAGCGGCGCGCCGGTCGCGACTTCCCGCGTGACACGATCTACTATTTCTTGCTTGGCCAGAAGGTGGAGCAAGGCGGGGCGGCGCGCGACAAGGCCGCGCGGGCCGGCGCGCAGCGTATCCAGCGTCAGACGGCGCGCGCTGACTCGGGCCGTAGTGATCGCGCTGCGCCTCGGCGTGGCGAGAGCGATCCGAACTCAATTGCAGCGTTGGAGAAGCGGCTCTCAGGAGTTTATATCTAAGCTCGGCGACTGTTCGCTGAGTCAACACAAGGCGAACGGTCATGCCCACTAACGTATCTGGTTCCTTCCAAGCCGACGTTGAAGCGTACATTGCTCAGACTACGTTGCCTCTCGCTAGAAGGCGCTTGGTTGTTTATCAGTTCGGTGACCCTCTGGAGCTGCCTAAGGGTCATGGTGTAACCTATCAGGCGGCGCGCTGGAACCGCGTTCCTCTTCCCTTCGCGCCATTGTCCGAAGGTGTTCCGCCGATCGGTCAGCAAATGACCGTGACGATGGTCAGCGCTGTTGCACTCCAGTGGGGTGATAAGATCACCCTTACGGACGTGGCGGAGATGACGATCAAGCATCCGATGTTCAAGATCGCTAAGGATTTGTGCGCCTTAGCCGTCGCCGAAACCTTCGAGAGAAATACATTTAACAATTTACAAGGTGGAACTCAGGTCAATTTCGTCAACACCCGCGGATCGCGCTTTGCGCTTCAGGCCGGCGACGTGATGAACCTGCACGAGATCAACCGCATGTACGGCGCCCTCGCTACGCTCGGCGCTCCGCGGTTCATGGGCGACGAGCAGACCAACACCAAGCTTGAAGCTGAGTCGGGCGGCGCCCGCGCTTCGAGCGACCCCCGCGGCATGCCGCACTACACCGCGGTCTGCCACGATCTGGCGTCGCAGGACTTGCGTGAGAACTCCACCTTCGTTCTGGCGTCTGCGTACAGCGATATCAACAAGCTTTACAACTCGGAGATCGGTGAGCTTGGCGGTATCCGCTTTACCGCGACGAACATGGTCCCGACATGGACCGGGTTTGCGCAGCTCGCTGGCACGCCGTCGAACACAGGCGGCGCGCTGACCGCCGCGGCCAGCCCCTACTTCATCGTCGTGACTGGCTCCGATACGCAGAACCAGTACGAGAGCTACCTCACGCAGGTGTCGGCTGGTATCACTATCGCGTCAGGTGTGGCCGGCTCCATCTCGGTCACTACGCCGAACGTCGCCGGCTTCACCTGGAACGTTTACATCGGCACGACCACTACGCCGCAGAACCTTGCCCTTTCCGCGAGCGGCCCGACCAGTGGCCCGATGCAAGGGCAGGCGACGCAGCTACCGAGCAACACCGCTGTGGTGCTCACCGGCATTGGCACGCCACAAGCACCGCCTTCGCCGGCCCCGACGGGTCAGACGATTTATCCGTGGTACGTCTTCGGGCGTGGCGCTTACGGGCAAGTCCAGCTGGACGATATCAAGTACAGCTACCTGGACAAGCCGGATAAGTCCGATCCGCTCAACCAGTTGCGCGTTGTCGGCTGGAAGGTCATGTATGGGACGATCCTCTTGAACGTGCAGTTCATGGGGCGTATCGAGTCCACTTCAGCCTTCAGCGCCACCTTCGGCTAAGGAGTAGTCATGGCCCTCTTAACGCTCGGGACGAACGCCACCACGACGCTGAGCGCTCTGCTCTACACTCGGAACCCGCCGAGTGTGGCGGATGTGGCGACGGTCAACGCGAACATTAAGAACGACCAGATCAACGGGCGCCCGGTTGTTCCTAACTCTTTTCGACAGGGGACGTTGTTTATCCCCAATCGCGGAGTGTTGCAGCTGGTGCCCGGTGACTATGTAGCCTACGACTCGCAAGGTTGGCCGATTCTCATATCGGCCAACTCCATCGCTAACGGACCCTGGACACACAGCTAATGGCGCGCAAAATCAGCCGGCCTATCCGCGACTCGCAGCAGGACGCCAAGCCCGCTCCGCCGCCCGAACGTATCCTTGATATGGATGCACTTCTCACCGATGCGGAGAAGGACGCCATTCGCGCCAAGGCGCGGCTTAAGATCGAAGCGCGAGACAAGCTCGATGCGGAAGAGAAGTTCCTTCGAGACGAGATGGATCGGCTTGACCGCGAGGCTCACCCGGAGATCGTGGACGAAATGGTGAGCTTCACGCCCGATCTTGCCGACTTCGCCGATGCGATCCGGCTCGACGGCAAGGTGTACCACCACGGCTATACGGCCGAGGTTCCCGCTAGCGCACTCGCTACGCTCTTGGACATTCAGTATCAGACGCACCGCCACGACTTCGAGATCACCAAGCGTGGCAGTACGAACGCCAACTTTTACCGACGCTCCCGTGAAATGTCGGTCAGCCTCGACACGGGCGCCGCCCATGCGGGCGGTCGACCAGTGAGGTTTTGATGGACTACGAGCAGTCAGCCAAAGTGACAGATACTCCCGCGATCGGCATTACGCTTCAGTACCCGCTTGATGAAGGCGCGGGGCGCAGCCTTGTCTTCCAGACTTTCGTCGCCGCCGATTGCGCGAGCCACGAACTGAACGGCGCCCTCGACAAGGTGCGTAAGGCGGCGGATCGGCAGCGCGCGATCGTCATCCTGCCGACACTGCGCGGCATGCTGGCGGACAAGGAACAGGCGATACACAACGCGACGGAAACTCACTTTGAAGCTGAGACGTACAAGGGCTTGCTCTTCAATAAGTGGGTGCAGGAGCACAAGGCGCAGGAGCGCCGCGGCGAACTCAAACTGTCATCGGCGCAGGTGGCTGAGCAAGCCAAGGTGGACCAGCAGATCGGCAGTTCAAAGAGCGCGATCGAAACGCTGAAGAAAGAGATCGTCATCTTTGAGCGCAGGGTCGCCGACGCTGAGAAGTTGATCGCGGACGGGGAGTAATGCCCTACACCGCTACTCAGATTGTCACGCTGGCTACGCAGACCGCCAAGGTTCCAAGCTGGCTGACGCAGGCGGGGCAGCTGCTCAACATGGTGCTGAACGAACTCTGCACCGATTACAATCTGGCGGTGAATCGGAAGACGTTCAACTTCACTTTCAACTCAAGCGCCGGGATTAACTACGGCCCCTACACCCTGCCGACCGATTGGCTGCGCGCCGACAAGAACGATGTCTATTACACGATCCTCGGTGTTAAGTACGTGATGATCGCTGAGACGCTGGCGCAGTTCAACGCACAGGTCCAGCAGCCGGGGCTCGCGCAGTACCCTCAATATTTTGCTGTGGATAACTCACCTATCGCCACGGGCGCTGCGCCGGTCATGTACATCTGGCCGCCCGCCGCGGGCAGTTACCCGGTGACGGCGGTTTATTTTGCTCAAATGCCTGAAATTGCGAACCCTGAGAGCAGTTCGACAATCCCTTGGTTTCCGCTCCAGCTCTACATCCTTCGGCGGGTGACGGGTGAGCTTATGCTCATGAGCGGCGATGATCGCGCGCAGATGTTCCTTGGTGGTGAGACGCCGCAAGGCGGCAGCACGTTCCTCGGGGCGGCGGCGATTCTCCACCGCTACCTGAAGAATGAGGGTGACACGCAAGCGGTGAAGCAAGTCACGCTTGATCGGCGTTCGTTCAGCCCGAGCTGGCGAGACGCGCCGAACACCAAGACGATCGGCTGGTAAGTGGCCGCGCCGACCCCGCTTCGTGATACCTTCGTCAAGCGGTGGTCGCCGCAGGGCGTATCGGACAGCTTGGACGCGACCGAAGAATTTCCAGGCGCTTGCCAGTTCCTGACGAACCTAGTCCCTGACCCAACGACAAAGAATTTATGGACGCCGCGCCAAGCGGCCACACCAAGATTTAACTTCGCCAATTGCCCCGGCCTCCCTGGCGGGCATACTGCCGGCCCTTCCGTTGTCCACAAGGTGGTGGGCGACTTAGTGTATGGTCTGTTTCAGGACGTCACCAGTGCTGTTGATAGGCCGTACTGTTTTGATCTGGTCGCTAACGCTTTTCGCGTCGTTACAGGGACCGGGCAGACGCCAGCAACGGCGGTCAACTCCGCAGCGTTAGACTGGACGCCGCCCTCGGTCGATGCGATGGGCATATACCTAATATTCACACACCCTAATTATACCTCTCCAGCGTTCTTCGGCTGGATGGACATAACAACCTTCACTAGCCCTGTGTATTCTACTGGGGACACCGCAGCTGGTAGCGCTATTCTCTTTGCCACGGTAGGCAAGCCGTCGTGGGTTACGCAGTTCAACCAGCGGGCTTACTTCGTTGTCAACAGCATCTCCGGGGGAGCGCCTGCAACCGTCGCCACCGATGTGTTAACGCTCAAGGTAACGAACGCTGGTCAAGTCCTTACGTTCGGCGATAAGTTCCCGATTACTTGCCTTGCCCCGCTGGGGCTTAACAATCAGCTTGGCGGCATTATCCAATCGCTTATGGTCTTCAAGGGCGGCGAGAACATATACCAAGTTACTGGAGATTTCGCCGGCAGCACTTGGGCAGTCAACACGCTGAATGTAACCACCGGCACTGTATCCCCTCGAAGCGTCGTCGCTACGCCTAAAGGACTGGCGTTCATGGCGCCCGATGGGGCGCGGATTATTGATCAGAACGGCACTGTGAGCGATCCGATCGGCGCCGCGGGTACAGGCGTAAACGTGATCTTCCTCGACCAGACGCAGGCGATCATGGCGCGAAGCAAGATCGCGGCAGGTTGCGACTCGCATACCGTTCGGGTGGGCTATTACAATTCGTTGGGTGATAAGCCAGAAGAGTACTGGTATGATCTTGTAAGGCAAGTGTGGACAGGGCCACACACCCCATTCTCCGGGAGCATGTACGACGTTTATAATGGCGGGTTTATAGTGGCGCCAACAATAAGCCCAGTAATAGCGACTGGCGCTATCGCCGGTCTATACGACGCGCCCACAGTCC